GAAACGTAAGGATACCACCGGTTCGGACAGTCCTAAAACTAAAGCAGGTACTACTAGAGCACCAGATGGTAATAATCAATTAGAGAAGATTATTGGTGTAAACGGGGAACAACAATGAACCCCAAACCACCCCACGCCCTCCACCCTCAGTAAAGAGGCACGTTTTATTTTTATTACGATTTCATGTTGTTTTATTCAAGTTTCGAATGTAATACAACAAAAAATGGTAATTCTTTTAGTTTAATTTAAGTGTTTTTTTTTAGTTTATTTTTTTAAAAAAAGGGAGAAAATTCTTCTAATTGGAATAGGCGAGGCCACCCATCCCCGCTTGGATACGAAGCACGTTGTTCGAGATGGCGTACACCAGGAGCTCGGAATCGTTACCCATCTTGGTTGCGTCGTTAATCTTGTTGAGGGTCAGGGTCACGTTATCGAGACGGGAAAAGTTGGCGGTACCGGAAGGCTGGTGAGCCTCCGGGTTGAGGGCGAAGGAGTAGGTGTAGATGTACTTGGAAGGGATCCTGGTGAAGTGCTGGTAAGGCTGGACCAGACGGAAGTAAGAGGCGTCGCGTTCGGTGAAACGGTCGTGGCCGTTGAACTGGAGCTTGCAGGTCTCAAAAGCATCGCCCGCGGGAACGGCGCCGTCGTAGCCACTTTCGGCGTTGTACGTCCTCACTACATTAGTACCCCACTCGAGAGGCTCGGCATCTGGGCGGCGGACCACCCACACGAGAGCTTTCACCGGGTGGTTGAAGTTAAGGCGGAAGTTGGAGGAACGGGTGGTCTCGGGGCCGGTGTGCTGGAGCTGCTCGATGAGGTACTCGTGGGAGGACTGGGCGAAACGGCGACGCTCGTCGGTGTCGAGGTAGACGTAGTCGACAAAAAGGCGGGGGTTGGAGATCGCGAGAGTCTTGGAACCGGCATTGAGATCGAGCCTGCCTTGGTCGCGGAACTGGATGTTGACTTTGACCTCGTGGTACTGGAGGGCGATGAGGGGCAGGGCCAGACCCGGGTTGCGGCTGAAGAAGAACTGCAGGGGAATGTACAGCTTCGTGGACTCCAGCGCAGTGGCGGTACCGGTGTCGCGGCGACCGATCATTTCCTTGAACCCGGCGCGCTTCTCCTCGGGGAGGGTCAGCTCGGACCAGATGTCGAGCCACTCACCGTAATGCTTGTCGATGCGCTGACCGCCAATCTCGAGCTCGATGTACTCAATGAGGGCGTGACCGAGGGAGTTGACCACTTCGGTGTCCTTACTGACGGTGACCTCGAGCCACATGTTAGTGACGAGATCGCCGTTGCGACTGATGGTGCAAGTCACGCGGCTACCGAGGGAGGCGTTACCGTTGAAGGTCTGTTCGATAGACTCCATGGCGAAGTTGGTGTGGCGGCGGTAGACCACCTTAAAGAAGCTGATTTCGGGCTTGCCGGTCAGGAAGACGTCTTGGGCGCCGTAAGCTACAAGTTGCATAAGTCCTCCTCCCATGTTTGTTTGTTAATATTATTAAAGCAGAGAAAAAAAATACGTTGATTTTCAACGTAAAGAACACACATACGTGCGCGCGCGCGGTTTGCTGCGAAGAAAAATGAAGCCTAATAAAGTAAAACCACACGAATGAATCTTCAGATCAAAAAGTTCAACCCTAAAACGATGCGGGACAATTCGGTGGTGGTGTATATCGCGAAGCGTATGAGCGGAAAGTCGACGTGTGTAAAAGATATCATGTGTCACAAAAAGCACTTACCTGCGGGTGTGGTGATGTCGGGGACGGAGGAGGGTAATTGCTTTTATCAAGAGTTTGTTCCGGATTTGTTCATCTATAACGAGTTTCGTTCCGATGTGATAGAGAAGGTCGTGGCGCGACAACGCGCGCTCATCAAAAACGGTGAACGCGACAGTCCCGTGTTTATTATCCTGGACGACTGCATGTACGACAAAAAGTTTTTACGCGAGAAGATCATGCGGCAGATATTTTACAACGGGCGTCATTGGAATGTGTTTTTCATGTTAACCATGCAGTATTGTATGGACTTGTCTCCCGACCTGCGGTCGAATATCGACTACATATTTGTGTTTAGAGAAAACATCCTACAGAATCGGGAAAAGATTTATAAAAACTTTTTCGGGATTTTTCCCACGTTTGATATGTTTAATCAGGTTATGGACGCTTGCACCGAAAACTACGAGTGTATCGTTCTTGATAATACGATCAAGAGTAACAAAATCGAAGACGTCGTGTTCTGGTACAAGGCTCGACTGTTCGATCCTAAAACATCTTTTCGCGTCGGGCACCCCAGGTTTTGGAACGCCCACAATCGTTTGTACGACCCTAAACACGACGACCGTGAAATAAAGGACATACAAAATCAATATCGTAAGACTGTTAAGAAGAACACAATCACAATCAAAAAGCAAAACTAACTCAGAGGGGTGTTTTCTTCTTCTTGTTCTTCTTCGGCCATGGTCTGTGGAGGAGGCACATGACTCATGTTATTTTTCTTTTGTTCTTCAAAGTGTTGCTTGACGAGTATTTGTTGCTCCTTGTGTCCCTGGATCAGATCGTTGAGGACCTTGTCCTGGTACACCTTGTCTTCGATACTGTCGGTATCGGGGGGGATCGGTAGCCACTTGTACATGTCCACTATAAACACATCGAACGTCGTGTCCACTTTGGACAGTTTCTCCGCATGGCGTCTACCCTCGTCCTCCGTCGCAAACACTCCACGAATCTTCAGCGCACACGTGCTGAATTTCTGATTCGACGTCGGTGACACAATCGAAATGAGCGCAAATCGCTGGCTCGGTATTTGTATCGTATCCTCTTCCAAATGATCAACCTTTTCCATTATTACAGCTACAACGCGTTTCTTTTTTAAATGATTTTTGTAATTTTCGTTTTTTTTTAGACGCTCTTGTGGAACACCCAACCGGTGATTTTGCAAATATCGCGCCATATACAATCCTGTTGGTAGAGCTTCTCCCGGCTCTTCAACAGAGGGAACAGTTCCATCATATCAATCTCACCGAGGAGCTCGCAGAACTTGTACAAAATGTACGAATAACTGAAAAAGTTTTTCCGGTTCTTTGGACAAACCTCTTCGAACGGCTCTTGGATGTCATGAAACATGTTGACGAGGGTTTCGTACAGCTCACCGGAGATGATCGGAGGCGGCTTGCCACTGAGGATGTTTGTGATCTGTCGCGCGTGTTCGTAAAACTTGTTGAGGTTCAATTTTTTTAGGTACATCTTCACCTTGGTTTGCGTGACTTCGTTGACGCTGACCACTCGAGCCTTCCTGAACTCCGCCTGCATCTTCGCGATGACTTCGTGTGGAATTTCCGAACGCTCCTTGGCTTGGAGTTGCGCGAGAAGTTCGCGCAGATGGTTGATGCGTTTGTACGCGAAATGCACGCTCGTGTCCGTGTTCAGTTCTTGTTCGTACGTCAAACCGGACACGCTCGGTTCAAAATACACGTCGTGGTTCCCGCATTTCGAACACACGACGTACGACTCGTTCGTCGACAAGCGCATGGGAACGTCGCAGTCGCGACACATAATTCCGTGGGTACCGATCGACGGCTGGAGCTCCGTCGGTGTGTGCGCCGCCGACGTGCTGTGGCTTCCTTCAATCTTGTGCATGTACGACGTGAGCAACTGTCCGCGCTTGTTCTGCGATTTCTTTTCGACGTAGCTACAAATGGACGCTTGGTCGCTGCTTACGATTTGAGAAAACTCTTTGTCCGGGTGATAAAGCTCGTTATGCTCCTGCAAGACGGTCGACACTTTCATGAGATAGTCCGTCTCCGTGCTTTGCGACAGCACACAAACACGATCGTGGATTTGGTGAATTTCGTCGTCGAGTCGGAGCACTTCGAATATATCATCCGCGTGTTGTACCTTTTGTTTCTCCAAGCGCCGCATGGTCGTGTGTAAGGTGGTTATTAGCGTATGCCGATTGTCGAGATCGGACACCTTCTGTTGATGACGTTGATCTAACGACATTATCGGTAAAAAGAATTATTAACTTTAAAACGATTTAAAGAAACAATGTATTACTAAATGAAAATGAGCTACGTCAACTTTTTTTTAATGAACGCGTTGTATTATTACACACGTATCATAACGTTTTACGCCGAGTTTTTGAATCGTATTACGTCCAAGCCACCTCCGTTGGTTGTGTACAAGGTGGTCCGGTATTTCGGGATAGACGGCGAAGAGGATGTAACAGATCGATATACGAGCGGTCAGGATATTAGCATACCGAAAAACAACGAGTCATCCAACGAGTCATCCAACGAGTCATCCAACGAGTCATCCAACGAGTCATCCAACGAGTCATCCAACGAGTCATCCAACGAGTCATCCAACGAGAGTATCGAGTATCGTTTCACATGGAAACGCGACAAAAAGTATCGAGTTGTACGTACCCGTCCCGACGATCCCGGTCCTTCACACGACGCCCTCGCCAAGGCTGCTGTGATTGGTACTTTTTTGGGGCCGAAGATTGTCATGGCCGTTCTCGTAAACCCGGATGAAAATATCGAGGCTCATGTGCTTGATCGGGTCTGCAAGTTTGCAGGACCTCAACACGACTTTTTTCACAACAAGCACCTACAAATGAAACACATGTTTCACAACGATGACATGTTACCGGGTACCGTTCTTAAAATTTTATGGAGCAACGGCTCCTTGTTATCGTACGATCAAGAAACCACGCTTATTTAAGGATTTAAATGAATAGTAATATAAGATGGAACTTCTAGTCAAGACGACGACGAACCTTCTAGTCAAGACGACGACGAACCTGAAGATGTACTCCAAGGAGGATTGCCCATGGTGCGATGATGCGGAGCGTTTATTGAAAACGCACAACATCCGCGGCGTGACTGTTCACAAAAAAAATAATTTGTACTCCCTTCTCAAGGAGATAAACGCTGCGCGAGAGGAGGAAACTATTTCGTCCTTTCCAGTGTTTCACGACGGGGCGCGCGCATACACCACCGACACGTTCCTTCAAAAGTACGGAGAGCCCGTACTGATTGAAAACCCGGACCGTTTCGTCTTGTTTCCGATACGGTACACGGACCTGTGGGACATGTACGAACGACTGGTCGCCTCTTTTTGGACGGTGGGTGAGATTAACTTTTCACAGGACGAGGCTGATTTCGCGAAATTGTCTGAAAATGAACGTACGTTTATCAAGAATATTCTAGCTTTTTTTGCCGCGTCGGACGGAATTGTCAACGAGAATCTCGCGCGGAACTTTAGCGACGAGGTGCAGATACCGGAGGCCAAGAGTTTTTACAGCGTGCAGCAGTTCAACGAGACGATTCACAGTCAGACCTACAGCTTGATGATAGACCGTTATGTTCAAAACGTAGACGAAAAGACACACCTCCTTCGCGGGGCCCAGACCATTCCGTCCGTGAAAAAGAAGGCGAACTGGGCCTTGAACTGGATTTGCCGTGAAAACTGTCCGGAGTTTGCGAAACGACTGATCGCCTTTGCGTGCGTCGAAGGGATCATGTTCTCGGGGTCCTTCTGCGCCATCTTCTGGCTTAAGAAACGCGGGCTCATGCACGGCCTGAGTTTCTCCAACGAACTGATTTCTAGAGACGAAGGCATGCATCAAGATTTTGCAGTGATGTTGTTCAAGTACCTAGTCAACAAACCGAGTCAACAAGAGGTTGTGACGATCGTATCGGAAGCGGTCGACAACGAGAAGGAATTTATCATCGAGTCCATCCCGTGTCGCATGGTCGGAATGAACGACGTGCTTATGGGAGAGTACATCGAATACGTGGCGGACCGGTTGCTCCTCCAGCTCGGATACTCGGTGATTTACGGAACACAAAACCCGTTCGATTTTATGGAACACATCTCCTTGTCCGGAAAGACCAACTTTTTCGAGCGTCGTGTAGGCGAGTACACGAAAGCGGGTGTGTTGACGTCGGACAAACTCAACGCATTCGGTATGGATGAGGATTTTTAAACAGATTACTTAGTAAAATGAAGTACCACCAGAAGCTTGCAGAAGTTCAGTCGAAAATGCAACAAAGGTTTAACAACACGGGCAATTATTTAGGCATCGTGTTAATCACCGGGATCTTTGCTTTGTTAGCGTTACAATATTTCAAAACGCGGAAAAACCATTTAAAAATAACCGACTTTAATAATCTAAATAAGAATGACATCGGAGAGCACCATCGGTTCCTTTACCGTGATGATGGAGCACTTTATTGACGAACTCGCGTTGACGTTTCCCTCGGAGACTAAGATTAAGGTTTACAAAAGCTCTTTCGAAATGCTCAAAAAGACGAATCCTCGCAAGGTCTTGATGGTGTTTATGGAACATGTCGGGCCGTACGCCGATCAGATTATGAACAAGGATGAAACGTTGATGCTTGATGCGAGTAATCCGCTCAATCAGGAACTGAATTTGAAGAGTGTTTGGGAAACTCCCGATATTACCGCGAACACGAAGGAGGCTATTTGGGCGCATCTCAACACGTTACTCATGTTCGGTACCACGATCAATAGCATTCCGTCGGGACTGATGCAAGGCATCGAGCAACTGGCCCAACAATACGCGAGTCAGATGGGCGAAAGTGCGCTCGACCCCAGTATGCTACTGTCTGGAGTGCAAAGTATGATGAAGAATATGTAGTTTAAAAAAAATTTAAAAAGAGTCTATTATATTAAACAAAAAATGCGAGGGTTATCGTTTTCAGTTTTGGCGGTCCTGGTTGTAGTGGTGGTGGCGGTGGTCCTAAATAGGCGTTCGCGTTGTTCCGGCGATCCGCGAATCGGTGCGTTTCTTCGAAAACTCAAAACGCACACCTATAAACTCGTTAGCGTGTTGGACCCGACCGATCCACGTACCGAAAAGATAAAACACAACTGGTCCGGGAAACTCGGAGAAATGGAACACGAAGAAAACCGACGCGCCTTTGCCTACAATCTCAACAAGGGACGTTATATCGCCGTGTGTCTACACGATCAGAAAGGAAACCTGAACTCGTTTAACGAAACTTTTTTCGTGGTGATGCACGAGTTGGCGCACGTGGCCACCGAACGTTACGCCCACGACCGGGACTTTTGGGACACGTTCCGCTGGTTGATACGATCCGCCGCACGTGCTGGGTTGTACAACAACATCGACTACAAGGAACGACCCGTCACGTTTTGTGAGTACAAGCTAGACGAAAACCCGACATTTTAATTTATTGGTATTATTTAAATGAAATCAAGTAATACTATTTGGATTCACGATTTCTCGCAATTGTCCCCAAAGCTAGGGCTATGGCCTTTCGAACACACCACCAACGCTTTCGCGCGTTTCGTCATTTACTATGGGATTATCCTATCGTTATTGAAAAAGTCTGTAAATTATTTTATATGGGGTGTGTGCGTGGCCCTTCTAGGGACCGTATTAACGACGACACGCCCCAAAAAGGAAACGTCTGGGCCTATTCTGGGCGGTCATGTGCCAACAGAAGTAGTGTCATTCGACTGCCCCGGTATCACTTCAAACAACTCCATGGGAAATCCGATTATTGGGATACATGACATTACGAAAAACTGTCCCGTGAATCACGACAACCCGAGAACGGCGGCTCAGGTACACCAAGCGTTTCACGATAATCTTCCCTTGAGTCATTGGGACATTTACGGGAAAAACAACTCCCAGCGTCAGTTTTATACCGTGCCTACGAACGACCAAACCGGCTTTGCGAACTGGCTTTACAACCCCGACCAAGTCATGCGATGTGAGAAGACGATCAAAGCGTGTTGATTTAATTTATTACCGTTAATGTAAAATGTTTTCCCGCACGTTTTACGATAAAGACGAAGAGAGGGCGCATACCATCAACAGTACCAAACCTCTTCGCTATCACATGCCGGAAATAAGTAGCTTGTATCAGTCGCGACAGGGTCTTCGCGACATCGATATAGAGTCCAACTTTCGTTCGAAGCCCACGCGCCTCAACGAAGTGGGTGATGCCCCCAGCACCGAACTGTTCGGTACGGCCCCTCTCAAAGCACGCAACGACGGTCCCGTGGACGTAGAGTCCATGTTGTTCCACGGACAGACGCGGGTGGAGTGCGCGCCTCGTGAACAGGGTGTGTTTGACCGCATCGAACTACCCGCGCCCATGCAAACCCACTATCACGATACCATTGGAAATGTAAGCACACGAACCAATTACAGGAATTTAAATCTTTAAGTAATGGTAAATTGAAAAAAATGGTCTATTCACGCGAACAGCAATCCAACAAGGTGGAAAGTTACGTACTAGAAAATTTCATGAATATGCAAACACCGTGCACGTACAACTGTCGGTTGACCAACTCCAAGACGAACGTCGACACGGAAACCGCGCTAATTCGCGGAAAAGAGTCCGAACCGGTGGATAACACACCGACGACCGTGGTAGCGAAAGAAGTCGCGCCGTCTCATCACGCACAGTCTTACGAACCCGAGTTTGGTGAACAAACGCGTATGTCCAAATCGTGTTACTTCGAACGAACCTTGGATCGGTTTGATCCCGTTGACTTTCAGAACAACAGTTACGACAATCAGACCCTTTTCGGAGCACCGTCTCGTTGGATTGCCAAGTACGCTTGAAAATAAATAATTTGTTGTTAACATAAGAAAAAATGGAATTGGTGGCATTAGGTCTGCTCGGTGTTTTCGGATACCTCAACACATCCGTGAAGAACGTAAAGAACGTAAACCTCCTCACCCCTTTACCACCGCCCCGGCAGAGTACTACAGCGGATTTAGAAGCCGATTTCAAAGCCGACGTTGGGCGTCATTTACAAAACGACCAGGTGGTTCTTCCCTACTTCCGTAGCGAAAAGTCACAAAATACGAACGAGTCACTGAAGGATCGGCGCCTTCAGACGTTTTCTGGGTTGGGAAATATGGACCATATGTCTAAAAAGGAAATAGTCGCACCCCCACCGGTTCGTGGCATTGCCAATATGCACGGTAGTTTGTTCGAGCCGAATATCGACGTGTACAAGAACTCACTCAGTGGTAAAGACCATAGCGCATCCCCCGTCGTCCAGCAACAGGTGGGTCCTGGTTTGGGGATCGACCCGGTCACGTCGTCGGACGGAGGGTTTCATCAATTTTTCCGAATCATGCCCGATAACGTCAACGGGTATCGCAAAAACACTTTCGCGGGTGATGTCGTTCATGGAGGTAGTGCGGTATCGAACCGACCCTTGGACTCTTTTGAAAACACGCGCGAAAGTCTAAGCGTAAATCTAACCGACGATGAAATGAGAACGGTTGGGGAACGCCCTTTCCACGCCAAAACTCCGGCGGCGGTCTCCGCGCCTCGACAAAACGCACCTTACCATTTGAAATCCACGAACGGCGAAAACCTAAACACATGTAACTCCGGTAGCGTGTTTTCCAACGGCGGGACGTATACGAGCCAACAGTTCACGCGCGATACCGATCGCACTATGGGGGCAAGAACCCCACTAGGTGGGGGGTTTGTCGGAACGAACCCTGGTGGGTATCAAAACGCACAGTATTTACACCACGCCACCGAAAGAGAAACGGTCAATACGCACCGTACCAACGTGGCCGGTAATCAGTTCGGGACGTACAACGTCTCCGCTGTAGACAGCGCTACGCAGCGTGGACAGCCTACTCTGGACCAGACCGGGGTGAACAGCGCTTATTACGGGGCTGGTAGTGGCGTTCGAGGACACACGATTCAGCAAATGAACGACGCAAAACCCACGCACCGTCAAAGCACTCACCAGGCATACATCGGTACCGCGTTCAACAATACCGGCGGACACACTAAAGTTCCGACCGACCCACTGAACCGTTCCACGCTTCGTGGGAGCGCAAATAACGCGGAAGACACGGGACGCTTACAGACCGGGCGCGGGGCGTACATCTCCAATGCGACGAGAACCGACGCGCAAGTCGACATGTACCAAAAGGCGATTGTGTCTGGGTACGAGCCTAACATTCAGAAAACGAGTAATTTGATGACGCACGACATGAACTTGACGCGTTCCGGATGCGACGATAATCCCAGTCGTATATCCTCAAACCCACAAGGGTTTGTATCGACTAGACATACCGAGTCTCTCGGGAACGTCTACGTGCACGACAACGTGCCTTCCGAAAACAACCGAGACTTTGGATACCTTCCGAAGAATCCTTTGGTGACAAACATTTTGAAATGAAATCAATTTATTTCATGTTTTTTAGTAACCATATCACTACAAGTAACATTACGATGTAAACAAAGTCACACTTCTTGTTGGGTTCTTGAGCGTTTCGCCAGGAGTACTCTCCGGTGGGTTTGTTGAATAGTTTGTGGTTTGGGTCAATTAGTCGCTCGTACACACGCTCGGTGTACGGTAGATTCGGACAATGCGGGGTACATTCGTGGATCATTTTATTATTATTAACTGTCGAATAAGTTTTGGCGGAACGGAATAAGCGCTCGATGTGTTCGTACCTAAGTCTCGTTGAGGGTGTGAACCTCCTTGGGCGGTACAAAGATGTCGTCCGTACTTGGCAAAAGCGCTACACGGAGTGGTCTTGTTACAAATTTTCAAACCAAGTTTTGTACGGTTCGTCCATATATTTGTTATTTTACGATACGGGTAGCCGTATCGACAGTAACAACATACGTTTTTGTACCGATTCCATTTACACATAAACGGTCGGGTGTGTAACTTACCACCACCACCAGGGTTTTCCATAAACCACATCGGTGGTCGAAAGTATTGAATAATCTCTAGACACCGTTTCACGATCGAATCAGCCTCTATGTAATCTCGAGTCCCCACGGTCCTGGCAATCGAATACTGTGTACACGGCGGACTCGCCCATATGACGTCGAAGTACCCTCTCGGAAACTGTCGTTTGTAGTTCCACGTGCGGATGTCCGATACAATCGTCGGGGTGTTTTTGGCGCAAATGTCCACGCTCGTCACATCCACATGTTTCGGCAAAGATTTCTGAATCGATTGCGTTCCCGCACACAAATCAAGAAATCGCATTTTATTTAAAATACAGTAACAATTACAGAATAACAAAAATAAGAAATCGATTTTTTTTTTTATAACTTCGTTCTTGTATCATCCACCGCTCGTTTGATGAGTACTTGAATGTGGTCTTGTGGAACCCACTCGTCCCATGTATCATGACACCGGTTCATTGCCGAAACTATCGGGTTGTCATCGGTAGACTCCGCACGCGTAAACTGTTCTTCTTCTTCTTCTTCTTCTTCGGATTCTTCTTCTTCTTCTTCGGATTCCATTTCATTTTCGAAATTTTCCAAAGTATCTTCCAAGCACGTGTCGTCGTTTAATGTATCGGTAAAGTGTTGTGCTTGGTATTGTAACGCGTATAAAATGTCTGTCGTGGTTAACGTATCGCGCCCTGCCGCTTTCACGTACACTGCACCCACATCGATTGCTTTCGTCATAAAGTAAGTTAAAATACTACCAATGCGTTTGTATAGCACTTGGTCCACATCATTCTCGGTAGCCTCCCCGAAGCCGGTTTTCATATTCAATGGGAAGCTCATTTTGGTTTCTTTGTAATTGGTTTCTTTGTTAATTGGTTTCTTTATTAATTGGTTTCTTTGTAATTGGTTTCTTTGTTAATTGGTTTCTTTGTTAATTGGTTTCTTTGTTAATTGGTTTCTTTGTTAATTGGTTTCTTTGTTAATGTATAGT